CATAATCCTTAATATCAAACCCAGCAAGCTGGAAGGTTGCCCGAAGATCTGGTAGAGACACCCAACTTTCGTCGAGTGCCCCTCCCACATTATCGTCTGAATATAATTTAGGCGCAATGACTGAAATAGCGTGCTCATAACTTGGTTGAAGATGCTTTTGATCGCAAACTCTTAAGTAATGGCAAAAAGTGAGTATAATATGAGCGATAGTGTTATTGGTACTTGTTTTAAGTCGCCCAGATTTTTGGTCCAAAGAAGTGCCGACGATCCAACCGTCTGGAAGCAATTCTAAGGAATAAGTCGCGTTCTCTTTCAACCACGCAAGATCATAAGCATAAAGCTCATGAACTTCGTTTTCGAAAAAGTTGTCGCGTACCTGTTCAACTAGTCCATCAAGGGTAGGGCCGTAACCCTTATCCCAGAACTTAACATCGTAGGTAACTTTAACTGGCCACTTGGCCAGTTCAGTGAAAAGACGATGCCAGCCTCCGTGTTCCTTGACGAACCCTAGAGCAGACCAGGTATTACTCAATTTCATAAAGACCTCGTCCATATCGCCGTAATACATTTTCTCCAACAAAAAATAGTCTACAGGGGGGTTCCTAAAGATACGAATCTTTCCATTCGCAATCTTTTCAGAATCCATGTATTCCACCTTAGGGTTGGCAGTCCAGATTGGTACCGGACGAAGAACATTGTTAGGACTACAATACCACTGAAGGTATTCAGAGTAGCGATAACAAAATTGATCTTTCTTCATCCGATAAGGAAATCCGGCCGAAGTATCACCGACGAATTTTACGTGTTCCAATGAACGTCGAGTAAACTTTCCAATTAACTCACGGAAGTGCTTAACAGTATAATCCACAGCCACCGAAGTGACCTCAGAAGGAATGTTAAATACTTCTCTTTTGTCACCCTCAAGCAATGCCTTCTCAACATTAAACTTAGATGGGCGCACTATTCCATATTCCGTAGGGACCTGAATTCCGAAATCAGTTAAGATTTTTACGCATTCAATGTCCGTGAAGCCGTATGACGAATTTTCCCCTAAAGGTATGTACCTAGCACATCTTCCAATAGGGGTCGCCTGTTTGAGTAGGACCCGAGTAAGATCACCCGGGACCGAATCAGGATACATGCGACTTATTTCTGGCCAGCCGAAGCCTGGCCGCGAAAAAGCAAGTCAACCAATGTAGCTGTAAAAGGGAAAAGAGCATTATGGGGATAACCCACCTGTGTCCCTTTGTAATGAAAGCCAACACAAACACCATCTTCGGTGATAACCGGCGAACCGGAATCCCCGCTTTCAGTGGTTGAGTTGTGTTCCATACCACGCGAAGAGATAGATAAAATCTCCCCATCGTAAGTTTTAAAGTCACCAGTTGCCCCGACAAATCGGGGTACAAAAATGAACTTTCCAACCTCAGCTATACCAGGACGATAACTCCCGAATCCTTGAGCAAGTTTCCCTAATTTAGTCTTTTCGACTCTAAAGAAACCATCATCGGAATCCATCATCTTAGTGTATTGAATATCCGCAGCCTGAACAACTACAGATTCTTTCTTTTGAGGATTGGTAAACCTAATCTGGGGATAATTAAGTGTTGAGTGCATAGCACCCATAACATAATTACCAACTCCGGCACAGTTTGAAACTTTCTCCCAGCTACCATCACCTTTGGCTATTTCAACAACCAAATGTTTAGAGGCGTTTATGGTGTTAGGTTGAGACTTCGATGCAAGCATCTTACTCTCTTTACCTTCACCTTTCGCCCGAACTATTGGTGTCTTAACAACCTTCACTCGAGGTGTTTGGGGTAATGTTTTTGGTTTTGTAACGATTGGTTCGAGGATAGTACGCTTCTCATCAGCATTACGATCCACAAAACTTGCATAATCCTTGCTTCGTTGCTGTATCTTGTTGCGGGACCTTTCTTCATCAGTAATAAGGTCATCTCCCGCTCCATTTGTCCTATCATAAAGATCATCTTCCATGTCCTTTTCATCGGCCCATGAAAAACCATCATCATACAAGGAATGATACTCCTCATATGCGGCAATATCCTCTGCATGTCGTTGTTTCAGATCAAAGATCGAATCAAAGAAACGCTCCTCTCGGTCTTTCAACCAATCAGTAGAGTAAAAACCAGATCTAATAGGTTTTGTTTCTTTAGCCTCGCCTAATGGCAGACGAGAACCAGAACTCTTTGGCGCCAGACCGGCGACCAAGGTTTCTCTGGATTTCTTTTGAGAACTTTTTCCCCGCCTGGGGTTTGTAGACCTCAGGCTGCGGGGACGATCATCTTCATGACCATCCTTCGCTCCACCCTTAGATGCTTTGCTCTTATAGTGGTAAAGATAATAAGCACCCAAACAGGCCGCTCCGGCAAACAAGACTAACGCAAAATAATTCAACGCTTCGGTACGAGCCCGATTGCGAATTGAATTTTCATGCAAAATCAAGAGACCGAAATCAGTTTCAGTTAGAGTGAGACCAGTTGCCACTTCCTTAGCAAAGATTTCATCTATAGGAGTATGTTTTCCCCAGCACTCAGATTCTTTAGTAGACTGTACATTACGTGCACGCTGCCATTCTTTATAACGAGGGTCAGACATTATAAGAAATTCTTTATCAGCATCATTCATCTTCCTGTGACCAGCAACAATACGAGTCATAGCCTTTCGTAGCCCTTTTAAGGGCAAGAAATCAGGCAAAATTTCGACTGTGCGGATAGCAGTTTTAAGAACAAAGTTGATTAAAAAATCTATAACTACTGTTGAATTATCAATAAAATCTCGTATAAAGGTAGCAGTGCGCATGAAACTAGATACGTCTTTCAAAAGTTTCATAGCACTGGAGGCGCCCATAACGGCTCCCACAGCACCGCTAAAGAAAGCCAAACTAGCCAAAGTATCGAAGACAACATCAAAGAAAGGCTGATTATTTCCTTTGTTTTTTGATTCCTTCGAACTCCTGCTAGAAAGACCTTCATTATAACGATGCGAGGCCCACCGTTTAATGGGTTCCCGTAAGAAATACCAAGCAGTGACCAAACCTAGGACAACCCCAGGTATGGCCAACCATTTCTTGTTGTTTTTAGCTTGCTCTAAATATGATCGTAAAAGGTTTTTAGTCCTAACCAAGGAGATGCGAAGGCCAGCATAGAACGCCCAAAGGGTCCCCTGCAAACCAACCATAAACCATAACGAAAAATACGAAGAGAGCCACAAACCCCAACAAATGGGCAGAGCAAACATAGCAACAGTAAATGCTAAGGGAGTTGCCCAAGTGAGAATCACAAAGAGGCGATACTTTATTTCTTCCCGCCAAGACGGGTCGGGGAGCGTAGACTCCTCTCCTTTCACCTCCACGTG